ACCTGTCAGATGTCTTTATTGATACTGATAGTGGATGGCAGCCAGTTTCCCACATTCATAAGACACAGCCTTATGACATTTATAAGCTGGAACTTGAGAACGGTATGCATTTAGAAGGTGCAGACCAACATATTGTTTTCAATGATGAAATGCAACAAGTCCACCTTAAAGATCTACGATCTGGAAGTAGCATAATCACAAGAGATGGTATAACTAAAGTAGCTTCAATAGAAAAGCTTTCATCATCAGTCAGTATGTTTGATGTGACCGTAGATAGCCCAGACCACAGATACTGGTCAAATGGGATCTTATCACACAACACGATCTGCTCGTCCATCTTCATTGCCTGGTACGTGCTGTTCAATTTTGATCGCAATGCCCTGATCCTATCCAATAAAGGAGCCACCACTACCGAGATCCTGGACAAGGGCAAGGTGATCCTGGAGAACCTGCCCTTCTTTATGAAGCCCGGTATCCTGAAATATGACGTCTTCAACTCTAAGTTCGACAATGGCTGCAGGATCATCGGACAGACCACCACCAAGAAAGCGGCCATCGGTTTTACCATCCACCTGCTGTTCATGGATGAGTTTGCCCACATACCACATCAGTATATTGAATCATTCTACGAGAATGTCTATCCTACGGTTTCGGCCTCTAAGAAGTCCAAGGTGATCATTACTAGCACGCCTTGGGGCTTCAATAAGTTCTATGAGATCTATACTGCTGCTGAAAAGGGCCAGAGTGAATACAAACCGTTCCGAATAGACTGGTGGGACGTGCCGGGCAGGGACGAACAGTGGATGCTGAATGAGGTACAGAACCTGGGCAGTGAGGAGGCTTTCAACCGACAGTACGGCAACCAGTTCATTGCCAGCTCATCGCTGCTATTGGATCCGGGCAGTCTGAAGAAGCTACAAAAGAGAAAGCTGCAATATGTGCACCTGGAAATGCCAGAGTTGGCAGAAGAGTCACTGGACTATAAGGACCTGCTGTGGCATCCGGACTTTGACATTGAGGAGGCCAAGGAGCATCACAATTACTGGCTGTTCTCAGTGGACATTGCAGAGGGCAATGGTGGCGATTACTCAGTGATCAATATATTCCAGGTATCGCCAATGGCCATAGAGGACTTTGATAAGGTGATCTCTCCAGGTAGCATGATGGACTTTTTCGGACTGAAGCAAATAGGCCGCTTCAAGAGCAACCAGCACCCAATAGAAGACTTTGCCAAGGTGCTCTACATACTTGGATTTGAGATTTTTTACTCAGAGAACATGAAGATGCTGATCGAATGGAATACTTTTGGGTCTGAACTGATGAAGCGAATGGAGACCGTCTTTCCACAGCGAAATGAGTTTGATGAGGAATGCATAGCTAAATTCAAGCACAGGATCGATGCCAGGTCACTTTCATACGGACTGAAGATTAAGAGCGACAATAAGCCCATCTTGTGTCAGAACTTCAAAAAGGCAGTCATCCAGAATCGGATCATGGTCACTGATGCCGATACTGTGGAGGAATCCACTACATTTGGCAAGCTACCCAATGGCAGCTATGCCGGCCAGTCGGGCAACGATGACATGATCATGAGCTCCATCAATGCCAGTGAGTTCCTCAATACAGTAGACTTCACTGAGTATGTAGAGGAGCTATTTGACCTAGTGGACCCGGAAATACAGACCCGAATCGAGGACATTTTAGAGAGGGACCTGAAGGGAGGCGATCTAAACTACGATATTTACGATCTGGTTTAATTTCTGCCGAGGCTTTGGATATATAAATCAAAGCAAGCAAAAAAATAATCTAAATCATGGCAATTGATCCAAAAATCGCATCAATCAAAGCTGCCGGTCAGTACCGCTTCGAGTTCGATAAGAGCCAAGTGGTCAGCATTCCTGCCAACCAGGTCAGGCTGATCGTAGGTTTCTCTAAGACCGGACCGTTCAATACGCCGGTTTTTATTCCAGACAGTGGCTTCTTCAAGCAGGTGTACGGAGACATCGATCGCAATCTTGAGCGTAAGGACTCTTATTTCCACCGAAGCTGCCTTTCAGCACTGGAAAGGGGACCGATTCTGGCACTCAACCTATTGGCATTGGACTCTGATGACCAGGTACAGTACCGAAAGTTCTCGACAGCGGCCACTACGTTCAATGATAACGATAATATAGCCAGGCTGGAAGAATACTCTGGCTTCTATAATAAAGACAAGTTCTGGTTCCCAGAGGACGAGGCGTTCCTTAAACTAGTAGGAGCAACTGATACTTATGTATCTACGTCTACTAATGACCTGCTGGACTTCACCAACCTGGGACAGAATCCAGTATCAGTGATCATTAGAAAAGCTGCACCGGCCAATGTTGCCGGCTTCAATGTGACGGTCGAAGAATGGTATGGATCAGCAAATGTTCCTGGCTTCTTGGACAAGGACAGCTTGATCTCTGACTTCATGGTGGACATTTTCTTCATCCAGGGCAACTTCGGTGGTGACTTCGGAACTGCTAATCCCTATGAGAGGTTCCTGGCCGATCCGATCTACCAAGAGTACTTTGACAAAAACAGGGGAATCAAGAGAAAGAGGAGTGCAGCAGACACTACAGACACCTACCTTGAGGAGTTCTTCAACGAGTCTGAGGTCAACGTGTTTGCACAGTATACTGCCTGCCTGATCCCTGACTTCATCGATCAGCTTGGAAACAATCTCTTTGTTGAGACGCTAGTAAACGCTGACACTGCATCTACCGGTATGTTCTGTGCGGTCAACCAAGACCTATTCAGTGGGGACATCCTATTGGACGGTGTTGATGGTGGACTTGACCTGATCGGTCACAACCTGGAAAGGGAGCAGCCAAATACGGTCAACTTCCTTTCTTATGAAGGACCAATATCTGCAGACTTCCAAGCCTGCAGAGCACCTAGCGATCTACAGACGATCGAAGTCGATACAGGTGCTTCGATCTCGGTTACTACACTGACTACTGGAGAGCTAGAGCTGACCTATATCGGGGCGGCTGGAGATCCACTCTATGATGTTCTGTCTGCTCTGATACCTAATACTGGTACGACAGTCGGTAGCTTCATCAAGACAACAGGAGGCAACTATTATGCACCAGTGACTGGCGTAAATGCAACTGCCGGATCGGTATCGCTGACATTCTCATCTACTAACCTTGTCCCTGGCGACTTGAGTTTTGTAGCAGGAGACGCGATCACTTACCTGAATCCAACTGATCTGGTACAGGTTTCTGGATCTTGGAACGGTGCTACTTATGAAGTTGAAGTGATAGGAGGACCTACAAGTGAGCTCTATCAGAACTTTGCTTCAGGAGTTTACACTGATGGAGACCAAGCAGTCTACAAGGATCTTTCACCTGGTGGACTAGAGAGCGTTTCTTCTCTTGTATTTGATGCCGACTCATACGGCTACATATCTGAGGGTTTTAGTACTGAGGTTGCGATCTCTGATTCAACATATAACCTGCCGGTAGTTAAAGTCACTCCATATACTGATGATACTTACACCACACCAAGCACTCTAGCTGAATTTAATTTGAATGGTGCTGATGGAATAGGCTTCTCTTTTGTATCATCTGATGGAACTGAGATCAATGTGGCTCCAGGCACTCCTTACTGCCTTGGAATCCAGTCATTGGCCGGTGCTAATAACATCACCTTTGACATCATTGCAGATTCTACCACTCCAGGTTCGGGACTGTTCCCTAACCAAGTGCTGATCGATGCAGCAGAACTCAATACAGGAGCTATCGTGGTAGGCAACTACCTAGTACATGACGAAGGCCTAGTGAGCGGCAATTCAAGGCTGACCAGGATCAATGAGGTACAGGGCGGAGTAACAAACTCAACTAACTCGGCAGTTCCAGTTGGAGTCACTGCACTGCTTGTGACATGCCAGTCAGAGATCTCAGTTGATACTGTTGGATCTGTGAAGAAGGTCGAGCTGTACTATCCGATCGATAGCTGGATCGAGTACTTCAACATCTTCACCTTTGAGGGCTTCAACTTGATCCCGACCAAGCACGTTCCAAACGGCACTAACGACCGCCAAAACGAGATCCTGAACGGAACCCTGAACGGAACCAACCTGTTCAAGGCCCTGACGGACCGTGAGGTGATCAACTTTCGATATGTAGTGGACACCTTTGGAAATGGTATTGAGTCCGGTTCCAAGGCCATCTACACTAGGCTGTGCCAGAGCAGGAAGAATGCCTTTGCTATTGTAAATGCACCTTCTGCAGATGACTTCAAGAAGAGCACTAATCCTAGCTTTAAGGATGCGACCGGTTCACTTTCAACCAGATTCATCTCGACTGGAGGAGACCTGAGCCTGAACCCGACCGTGAGGTACTCGCTACCTTCGATCACTCAGGGTGCAAGCTGGGGAGCATTCTACTTCCCTTACATCACTGTAAGAGACCTGGGAAGGAACATCAATGTGCCACCAGCGGCATACGTCTCAAACAACTTTATCTCTAAGTACGAGAATGCCCTGCCTTGGTCACTTGTTGCAGGCGTCAGAAGGGGAGTAGTCGGTGGAACTGGAGTGGTCGGTCTCGAGGTCAACCTGGACAAGGAAGATCGAGAGTACCTGGAGCCGTTCGGCATCAACCCGATCGTATTCCAGACCGGAACTGGTCCTACTATTTTTGCCAACAAGACAGCACAGCAGAATCCTAAGTCTGCACTGAGCTCGATCAACGTGAGAGAGGTAGTGATCTACATCCAGGACGGAATTGAGGCCATCCTGAAGAACTATCTGTTCGAGTTCAACACTGCTCAGACCAGGCTAGAGATTAAGACCCTTGCTGACAACTTCTTGGCAACGGTACAGGACGATGACGGAGTCTACGACTTCAGGAACATCATGGATGAGAGCAACAACACTCCGGAAGTGATCGACCAAAACATCGGGATCCTGGACACCTACATTGAGCCAGTTCGAGGTATGGAAGTTCTTGTACAGAGGACTACGATCCTTAAAACTGGAGCGATCAGCACAGGAAACTTCCAGTAAGAGTCGATAAATAAAAAAAGAAGATAGGAAATGGCCCTACCACACTACACACAGAGTCGTACCAGTAACAATAAGTACGAACCAATATATCCTAGCCTGTTCGAGGTGACCCTGTTCACTCCACTTGGAGATGACACTGCGATCATCCTGGAACACGTGAAGTCTATTGGCGGACTGAACAACTTGAACCCAGCAGTCGAGACTGTCGGCCAGAAGTACAAGTTTGCTGATCGAAGCTTTGCAGGCATGCCGACTCAGACCTTCGTAGATCTGACCATGACGTTCACGTTGAACCTCAATGATGCCAATGAGAACTTCATCTACAATACGATGAGGAATTGGTA